CCCAAAAGAGGTCGATTAATGCACTTTTGAGGAAACCATTGATGCGAATCCAATGAATTGCACTTTCGTTTGGCTCATTGACTTCGTGATATGCTTTCATTGTATCGACTGCTTTATCCATTGCCTGCATAACGTCGATGCTTGTAACTCTTTCTGACATAGGGCTCTCCTTAAGCTATATGTATATTATAGCGAACAGAAGCAGTTTGGTCAACCTAATTTTTTATTATTTGAGATTGTGCTTCACTTTGAGTGTACTGACCAGAAAGTAAAGTGCCTGCTGTCTGTGTACCTTCTGTGTCTATTGGTGCATCCTGATCAATATTTGCTGCGTTTAATCGTGCTAAGTTTCGGCCTTCTCTCATGCTAGCAATCACACTCTGCCCACCTAGTGTACCAAAGTTCACAATACGTTCAAGTAATTCAGCGGTACCACCAGCACTAGTATCCAATCCTAGATCTGGAAGACTAGTTGCAAGATTTATTGCAACGTCTTCACTGCTTTGCACTGCTGTAAGATCTTGATTGTCTGCATTTGTTTGATTGATATATTCTCTTGCAAGTTGTTCATTCCAACGCTTGCTGTTTCTAATAATGGTTTGAACTTTGGTATTGCTAGTAAAGCCTTCGCATATTGTTTTAGTTGCAGGTATAATACCATTTACAAAAGCATTTTCATAAGCTTCTGCCGCTGTTGCACCAGTATACACACCTTCACCGACATAGCCTGCTGTAATTGTAACAGTGGTACCAACTGGGCCAAACGTTCCGGCCACAAACTCGTCTATGGTATCATATACACCTTTAACTTGTGTAAAAGGAGCAAGATCTCCAGCATCTTGAAGTTCTTGAAACAGTGTTACATTTTGTGCTATCGGAGCGGCACTGTTGTAGCCAGCTGCAAATCCTATGATATCACTTACAGTCATTTGCCCGTTATCACCAGTGGCTAACACAATATTAGTGCTTGAGTCAGTTTGGTAAGTTTCGGTCCAGTATTCTTGAATAGCAGTTGTAACATACTGAGATTGATTTTGAATCAAATCAAGATCTTTATATGTTTCTAGAGATTGAGCAGCGGTACCTAGTAACAAATTTGATGTACCACCTATATTTTTTATTTGTGCCAAACTTCTTGCTAATGCTCCGTTTGCTACAGCAATATCTTCAGGTACAATGTTTTCCAGATCCGCTCCAAGAGCGTTGAATTCTGGATTGACACTGCCAGATTCATCACTGTAAATAGCACGATAGCCGACACTGCTAGTTCTTAATGGCGCTGTTAAGGTTTCAAAACTTGTTGGTAAGAGTTTTTTTGGGTCTAATAGGTCGGCACCAGAAACCACTGTACTTACAGTGTTGTTGAGAATACTTTTTACCTGTGTTACTTCGCCTTTTGTAAGGCTGGCAAAACCGTTGTAGATTTGTTTTTGTACATTGCTTGGCAAAGCGGCACCAGCTTTTGCAACAGTATTAGCATCAACCCCTAAACTTCCTAACTTGACTGATCCGCCAGACGTTGTCGTAACTGTGCCGCCGCTTCCTGTTTTTACAACACCAGATCCAGCAAGTTGGTTTATAGTGCGTTGATCAACATCGATGTTAGCAACTTTATCATACATTGGGCCAAGAGTACCTGCTTGTTCCATATTTGCTAAAAGTTGTCCTGGGCTTCCGAGATTTTGCAGGCTTTCAAGGTTTATAGTTCCACCTAACTTTGCTATCTCAGCACCAAATCCCCCAAAATCAAGATTTACTCCTGCTAAGCCGCCCGATGTAATATTGTTCATATTAGTAAAGGTGCTAGCAATAGCATCGCTGTTTATAGCACCATTTACAAGTTGATTTGCTGTCTGAGTGAATGATGTTGCAGTGTTAAGGATGTTGCCAAACTTTTTTGGATCACCTTTAAGTATACCATCAACTAGTGTACCAGACCCACCAATGGTTTGTCCTGCCCAGGTTACTGCTTGATCAATATTTTTTGTAATGCCACTTACAACATTTTTTAAAGTATCATTTGCACTATTAGCAAATCCACCAATTGCATCAAAGAAACCAGTTTCACTCAATCCACTTCCAATGTTATTCCATGCATTTTTCATGGTGTCTGTAAAACTGCCGCTGGCATTCATAGCATCAAGGCTGGTAGTTAAAGATGAAGCCCAACTTTGACCGCTTATCTCAGATGTTTTTGTAACCAAAGTGTTTAGAGTAGGACTAATAGTTTCGCCAGTGGCAAAATCATCTATTTCAATAGGCACTCCAAGTTCACTGCTTAAAGGTTCAGCACCAAAGACTTCTGGCAGAGCGCCATTGGTTACTAACGCACCTGCTGCTCCTAATACACTTCCGGTTAAATTTCCTTTACAAGCCATTTATGTTCCAACAAAAACGTTCTTACTACCAGTCTTTCGCGCATGCCCACAAGTATCGCTACTTCCAGTGTATATTACACGTTTTCCTTCAATATATACTGAACGACTGCCACCCCGAGTTTTCGCAATGCAATGTTTTTTACATTTAGGTTTTGGGCAACAAGGATGAGGGCTTACTCCATCTCCTGGTAAACTTACTTTACGGCCATTGACAAAGACTGTCCGAGAACAAGGTCCTCTTACAACTCCGCCTGCGCTGTTTACGTCGCCTTTTCTTACGACTTTTGGCATTTTTTATCCTGCTAACATTTGCTTCGCTGTTGAAAGATCCAGGCCAGTTGTGGCTTCTGTGTATGCTTTCACAACGTCATCGCGAGCTGGTGTGCTCATTGCGATACTAGCAGTATTTATATCCACTTTTTTGAGGTCTGCGCTGAACAAACTAGGTACCATTTGAATACCTTGCTGGCTCATTGCCATACTGAGAGGATGGCTAACTTGTAGCGTACCAAATTGTGATGTTACCACTTTTGCTACAAGCTCTTCGCCACTGTTTAATTTTAACGTGTAAATTTTACCTACTTCTAAATTCATAGTTGTCCTTCTGCACTACCGGTGGTGTTGTTTTCAAAGTACGATTCAAGTTCTTTGTATCCACCAATATAGTTACCATATAAGAACACCTGAGGCACACTTCTTGCATCAGGCACTGCTTCTAAAAGTTGTTCTCGAGTAACATCAACACCAACCATCTTGGTTTCAAAAGTAATGTTATGCGCTTTGAGTAGTGCTTTTGCTTTTTCACAGAATGGGCAGTTGTCCTTGCTATAGACTACATTAGTACTCATTGTTTTGCTCCTTTACTAAATCTTCTTTCATAATTCCATAACAAACCAGTGCTGGTCGATCGACGTCAGAGTCGTTGATCGCTGCGTGGCTATACATTTGAGTATTAACCATCACCGGCCTGTCCATTGGTATAATACCAACTTCCCCTAACTTTAAATACTGATGCTTTTGATTGGTCCAGTTGTAATAAAGTTTCTTTGGACCACTTATGTATGACAAATTCTTACTTGATGGATAATCATCTCTGTGTATTCGGAAAAATTTACCAGGTTGTAAAACATTATAGTGTATTGCAAGCATCTTGGCATATCCTGCATGACTAAAAAGTTTTTCTAGTCCGTGCCAATCGCGATCTTTGAGGTCAATAGCGTCTGCTTTTTCAGGAGAACGTGTTGGATCATTATTAGGCAAAGCAAGACTTTGCCCGTCCCAACTTTTTATCTTCACATCCTTAGTTTGCACTGCTAATAGGTCGTGGCACTCGTTTATAATTTCAGGTATGCTTTTACCCAAGTCAATATTATCCAATTGGTAATAAGGCAAACTTTCTGAATCTTTTCTCCACCAACGTGGACCAACTCCACTGGTAAAGAAACTTTCAATTGAAGTAGGATACTGATGCCGTAACATGATTGGACGATCCACTGTGTGTAGATATGTATCAAACAAATTAGTGCCATAATCACCATTATTAATCTGATTGAACAACGTGAACATCATGTACCCTAAGTTTGGATGTATCCATAAACGGAATTCACCCGCTTCGTATACACTTGTGCAAGGCATAACAAGTTTATTTGTTACATTGCTTCTAAAGTATCCAGTGTATATTAAATGCTTGATACTTTCATTGTTAACTTTAACGTCAGTGATTTCAATATGATTGCCAGTGTAGGGTATTGTAAGCAAATGCCAGTCAGAAGAGCAAACAAAAGGCTTGCTGTTTGCTTGTTTTGTTTTTACACCATGTAAATCTTCAAGAAAGAAGTGGTCCACACCATCAGTGGACACAACTTCAATTGTTGTCATAAACTCATACCAGAGAATGTGTCTTCGTTAACATCTTGTTTTGTACCGCCCACAACATATGAACTAATCTCAGTTTCTTGCGGAGCAACTTGAACATCGCCACCTGCAATCCATTTTTGGGTCCACGGTAATGGGTTTGAACCACCTTTGAATTCACTATGATATCCAACGCTGGTCATACGCTTGTTTGCAATCCACTCAACATACTCTTTGAGCAATTCAGCGTTGAGTCCAATCATGCTACCATCACGGAACAGGTAATCAGCCCATGCTTTTTCCTGCTCTACTGCATCAGTAAACATTTGTGTAACTTCTGCTTCAGTTTCTGTACGAATTTTAGCATAGTCTTTGTCGTCAGAGGGTAGCAGTTTCATAAGTTGCTGTGTGCTTGCTAGGTGTACGTTTTCATCGCGAGCAATGAACTTGATAATCTTGGCGTTGCCTTCCATTTTCTTAAGTTCAGCAAATGCCCAGGAGCAAGCAAACGAAACATAAAAACGAACGCCTTCTAGTACGTTTACACTAGCAAGGCACAACCACAGTTTCTTCTTGAGTTCATACTCGTTGACGGTGATCTTTTCACCGTTTACTGTGTGTTCGCCAACGCCCAGCATGTTGTACCAGTTTGTGTACTGAATAAGATCATCGTAATACTTTGTGATATCGCCAGCACAGTCAGTGATTTCTTTGATTTCATACATTTCATCAAACACTTTGCTTGGGTCGTTGTAGACGTTACGAATGATGTGTGTATAACTTCGACTGTGAATGGTTTCTGAAAAAGCCCAAGTTTCAATCCATGTTTCTAGTTCTGGCAAACTCACAAGAGGTAAGAATGCCATGTTAGGGCTACGTCCTTGTACACTGTCAAGAAGAATCTGTCGCTTTAGATTTGACGTAAAGATATGCTGTTCCCAAGGAGTAAGGTCTTTAAAGTCTTTGGCATCACGAAGTACATCTACTTCTTCTGGGCGCCAAAAGAAACCCAACTGCTTGTCGGTTAGTTTGTCAAACTGACGATACTTTAGTGTATCATAGCGTTGCATGCCCACACCGCCTTTTGGATCTAAAAAGGCTAGGCTTTTGGTGTGATCACGATTCTTCTTTAGGTTTAGTACGCTCATAGTTTATCCTTATATTGCACAACTGTCACAGACTTCTTCGTCTATGTTAGTGTTTACACTTTCCATCAGTGGCTGGCTAGCATTCATTTTATCAACGTCGATTTCGCCTGAGCCATCATAGGTATTAAAGTAATAGAGTTGCTTGCCACCATATTTATAGAACATAATCAAGTGTTTCAGCATGTCACTCATGGGTATCTTCTCATCCTCAAAGTGTTGTGGATTGTAAGAAGTATTTACAGAGATGCCTTGATCAATATACTTCTGTAGAATGGCCATAATTTTTAGATAACCCTCTGGGCTACGCTGATCCCACAGCAGTTCGTACTTGTTCTTGAGGTGTCTGTACTCTGGCACCACCTGCTTGAGCACACCATCCTTGCTTTGCTTAACGCTAACATAACTGCGTGGTGGCTCAATGCCGTTTGTGCTGTTTGAAATTTGCGCACTTGTCTCTGCAGGCATCAGTGCCATCAGTGTGCTGTTGCGAATACCAGTTGCTTGCAGTTGCTCACGCAGGCTCTGCCAGTCTACCTTGTCTTCATGTGCCACCAGTTCGTCGACATCCTTCTTGTAGGTGTCCACAGGTAGTACGCCATCGCCGTACTTGGTTTCGTTGCTCTTAGGACAAGCACCAATTTCTTCCGCAAGATCCGCTGAGGCTTTGATCAAGTAGTAACTCCAATGCTGTGCCCAAGTGTCTACCAGTTCAAGGGCACCTGGATCACTGTAACTTGTGTCATTCTTGGCTAGCCAGTATGCTAGGTTAATAATACCAACACCCAGTGGACGTCTGTTGCCTGTGGCTAGTTCTGCCGCTAGTATTGGATAGTTTTGATAACTCAGCAGTGCATCAAGTCCACGCACTGCCAGTGTACAAGCACGTTCCATTTCCTGTGGCTCACGGAATGCACCCCAGTTGATTGCACTTAGAGTACACAGTGCAATTTCTCCCTCAGGATCATCCACACTGTTCAGTGGCTTGGTTGGCAAATCAATCTCACAGCACAGGTTGCTCTGCTTTACTGGTGCAACTTCTGGCTTGAATGCACCGTGGCTGTTTGCATTATCTACATTCATCAAGTAGATGCGCCCGGTGTCCTTGCGCTCTTGCATAAACGCAGTAAACAAATCAACTGCCTTGATACGCTTTTTACGCAGGTGTGTATTGCGTTCTGCTGTTTCGTAAAGTTCTTTGAAGCGGTCCTGATCAGCAAAGAAAGCATCATACATTTCTGGCACATCATGTGGGCTGAACAGTGTGATGTCTCCACCACTGAGCAAACGCTCGTACATGAGCTTGTTGAACTGCACACCATAGTCCATGTGACGTACACGGTTATCCTCTGTGCCTTTGTTGTTCTTTAGCACAAGCAGGTCTTCAACTTCCAAGTGCCAAATTGGGTAGTACAGGGTAGCCGCGCCATTACGCACACCGCCCTGTGAACAACTGCGTGTTGCCGCTTGAAACAACTTATAGAAAGGAATAACACCTGTATGATATGCATCGCCTTTGCGGATTGGACTTCCAAGGGCACGAATACGTCCTGCGCCTACTCCGATACCCGCCTTTTGTGAAACATACTTTACTACACTGCTAGCGGTAGCATTAATACTATCAAGACTGTCATCAGTTTCAATAAGAACGCAACTTGAGAATTGACGCTGAGGAGTGCGTACACCAGCC